GATCCGCTTAATAATATTCCAATTGCATTTACTGGTATATTTGCCATTTTATTTTATTTTAATTTTTAAACATTTTAATTAAATCATCCATGTAATCTGTCGCTAGATCCGTACTATAAATAATAGCGAAATTTGGATTTTGTTTATATTCTTCCATTGTTTTTTGTTTTGCTTGCTTTAACAATGGATTTAATTCTTCTATTTTATTTTCAATTTCATTGAATTCTGAAATGCGTTTTTCAATGAATTTTTTTAGTTTTGGGCTTTTGATATTTAATGAATCAATATAATTAGATGATTTATTATTTTCTGTCCATAAATATTTTGTATCTACCCATTTAGCATTTTTAGCTAATTTTTTTGGATTAACATTTTTATATCCTAATTTAGTATAATAGCTATTTTTTACACCCGATTTTCCAGCTGATGGACCTTTACCTAACGAAGCGCCAGGATTAGATTCTTCTACTGGTTGATGTGGAGCTAGTTTATATCCTAATTTATAAAAATATTTATTTTTAGTGCCTTTAGCGTGTTTATTTGAATTAAAAGCAAATGGTGTTGCTATTTGAGCTCCACTTCCTGGAGTAAAACTAGCACCAGTACCAGTTGCACTTATTTCTTTAATTTTTTTAGTTAAATGTTGTTTTATTTTACCCTCAGCTAAAGTTTTAAATTTCTCATATTCGTTTGGATGAGTAGTTCTTAAGTAATACCTAAAAGCATTAAATAATTTAACAGTTTGTTTAGCTATTTCTTTTATTTTAGGATCATCAGGTAAAGACGCACTTAACTTTTTTATAAAATTTCGTAATTCAGTAAATTTTTTAAAAGTAGTACTATAATCTGGGGTTTTTTTAATATCCCAAGTTATGCGGTTTCTTTCAGGGTCAATGTCTGTTACAGTATATTTAGTACCTCCAGATGAGGTAACATCACCTACTTTAATATCTTTATTATTATCCATGAATTTTAGTTAATTCTTCTAAAAGTTCATAATATTGTAACAAATTAACTAAATCATTATCTCCTACTTTATCGGTTTTGTTTAATTCAGTTAATAAATTAGTAACTTCATTTATTTTAATTTTAACAGCTTTATCTGTCACTTTTTTATTTAATTTAATTAATGAATTTTTAATTTCATTAACTCTATTATTATAAGACTCTTTTAATTTAGGTGTAGAATCTATTGAATTAATAAATTCTTTCAAAATTACTTTTTGATTTTCATTTAAATTAGCATATTTACCATTAAATTTCTCTAATAATACTTTATATGTTAATATACGAACATCTTTATCATATGATTTAAATTCTTCTAATAAATTATCTTCAACTTGTTTTTTATCTACTATTCTATTAGTTAATGTTTCAAGTAAAGCTATTTTGTTAGATATGATTTGGTCTGGGTTTGATAGGTTTTCACTATTATATATTTCTAATAAAGTGTATAAAGCTGCTTGTGCTTTATAGTTAGGTAATTTAGTTTTAAAAAATTCGTCTATATTATAATGACTAGAAATTTCTTTAATAAGATTATATTTTTGTCTTTTTAATGAGTTTCTATTCAATGACCTAGAAGATTCTATAATAGTATTAATAACTATTTCGGCTTTACCTTCAGATAAATGTTTTTTACTTAGTAAAGTTTCGTACAATTTATACTCCTTACCTAATTCAGTTTTAACAAAAAATTTCTTTAAAATGGGGGTTGCTTTTGATTCTTTACCAGATAAAGTATCAGAAGTTATTTGTCTAACGAGTAGTTCAAATAATATGCCTGTATTTCGGTATTTTGAATGCTTGATTCTCATCCAGGAGTTTATTTATAAATATATTAAATATGTTAAAAAATATTAATCTTTTAATTGGTTTTCATTTAAAAGTCCATTATTATCTTCGTCTTTTACAAATTTTGAAGATTTATTTAAACTTTCAATTAAACTTTTATTTTTAGAATAAATAATTTGAGCTGTTTCAAGAGCTAATGGTGAATGACCTTTATAATTTGGTGAACCATATTTTTCTTGGTCATCATTTTTCATAGAATTTGTACCTAATCTATCTTTACCTAACGCATTATTTTGAGTATTAATATCTGATGCTTTTTCTTCAGGACGACCTAATTTTATATCATCACTATAACCAACAGGTACATTTTCTGGATTACTGTATGTTCGACCTTTACCATATAATGCTGCTAAATCATGTGGTGTACCATAAGATTTACCGGTTATTTTAGGATCATTACCTTCTTCTTTAAGCTGATTTAATCTAAATTCACGTTTAGCATCTTCAAGAACTAAATCTCTATATTCATCATATTGATCTTGAGATAAATGGAATATATTATGATAAACCCAATCTGTAGGTAATATTTTTATTTCGGCTATTGATCTAGCTAAATCTACTTTTTCTTTCATTAATGCTATTCTTTCTTGATCATAAATGATTGAAGGAGTAGTTAATGATAATTCAAAATTAGTTAATTGTTCTGCTGTATAACCTTGAGTATATAAGTGAACTAATGCTATTTTATATAATTCAGATAAAGCGATACGTTGGATTTTATCAATTCCACGAGCAAAACGAATATCTTCAGCGGCTAACGTTGCTTTACCGGTTAAATCTTTTTCATAACCCATAAATGCTTTAGGTATTCTTAAACCAGCAAATATTTTATCTCTTAAATATTCTACGTCTTTAATACCATCATATTGTAAACCAGGTAATGTATCTATTTTAGTTGTTTGGTCATTACCACGAACTGGTATAAAATAATCTTCTAATAAGTTTTGAACATTATATTTTAAATTATAATCACCTGTTTGTTGATCCATAAATGGAGTACGTTTCATTGTAGAAATAGTTTTCTGCATGAAATTTTCTACTTCACTTGGTGGGATAGAACCAATATTCAAATAAAATATACGTTTATCTGGAGAACGAACTATACGATGAATTAACATCGCATCTTCCATTAATGTATATTGTTTAAATAGTTTACGAACAGGCTCAATATAAGATCTACCATAAGGTAAAAAGTTAACATCAGATAATAGTCTAAAGTGAGCCATCTCGTAATTATCAAAATGTACTCCTGGAGTATCAGTTGATGAGTTAGGTACATTATAATAACCTGATATACCACTATAAAATCCTTCAGGTGAGTATCTAAATCTTACAGAAAATGGGTTTTCTTTATCATATCCTTCTTCTCTTTCAATATGGTATGGTGTAATAGGGATAACGTTATACACACCGAATTTTTCTGATATTTCTAGTTTAAGGAAAAAATCACCATATTTACATAATTGTCTAATCCACCAGCTTAAGTTAAATTCAATATTTAAAACATCATAAAATAAATTATATAAAGTTTTTTGTATATCTTCATTACTGCTTCTAATTTGAAGCACTTCACCCATATCGTTTTTTAATGTAGATTCTTCAGATATAATATCTAAAGCAGATGCTATAATTGCATCTGTGTCCATAATATCATAATCTGAGTATATTTGAGTTCTTAAATATTGGTAGTTTAAATTAAATTGAGCACCATATAATGATGATGCGTTTATAGAATAAATTCTATTAAATCTATCTACTAATGCGTTTGTGGCAAATTGTCCTGATTGTTGGATAGTATTAGTATCCATAACTTTTAATTGATTTCCACCGTCGTTGCGAATGATTATATCTGTTGAAAATAATCGTTTTAATCGCGAAAATATTTTTGTATCTGCCATATTTTTATAATATACGTATAAATATTAAAAAAGCCAACTAATATTTTCCTTTCCTCCAACTTTATTGTTTATATAGTAAGGATTATCGCGACCTGTTGCGAAATATGCACCTTGCTGTGTTGGAGTAGATTTACTAAAATTATTTAAAGTAGCTCTAGTTAAATCTTGGCTTTGTTGTCTAAATTTTAATGATGTGTCTCTTAAATACATGCCAACACCAAAAGGCATTACTAAATCATCATTGTAACCTGATTGTGCTTCTGCTCTACCGTTTTTCCAAATAAATACTTTCATTTCTTCAAGTAAACGTTTAGATTTGATCGTTACAGATCTATCACCAATATATTCTCTAAGTTTATTAATTATTAAAGGACGTGTTCTAAGAGACATTGTAAAACCAGGTACTGTATTGTCATTATTTTCATATTTGTTAAAGTATGAGTCGACAGTTAACGCGTCTGATTTAGGAGAATAATAAAGATTATTATATCCTCTTTCTAAAACAGCATCGATTGTTGCCCAACCGATAGAGGCGTTCTCAATCACAAGTAAAGCTTGATTATATTCTGTAGCTATACCAACTAAGAAAAATCCAAAATCTTTTGGAGG